TTAGCCTAGGACCCATCAGTTAGGAGTATTGTGAAATGACAGGGGTGAAGAGACCTCCAGGTAGGCCACGGTTCGACGACTGGAGGAAGCGCGGTGCTTTCCAGCGGCTAGACACGCATAACTGGAGTGAGCAGTTCTGCTGGCTACCGTTGCCGGACGTGGAGCCACCTAATCCGAAGGCACAGGTGCGATGGTACGACCGACAGCTGCAGGATTTCCGCACTATGTCGTTCCGTCGGTATCTATGGACGCAGGTGAACGACCAGGAAGATCTGGTGCGACCGATCAGCTGGTCCGACATTATCATGGCTGCTGCCAGCTGTGAGTCGCCCTTGTGCTTGAATCCTTGGCACCAGGTGCGCATGACGAGGAACGAGCTGGCAGAGATGCAGCGCGAGAACATGCTCGACCGTTCGGCGTCTCTGTACGCTGCCCAAGCTGAGCGACAGGGTGAGCGTCTGGACGAAGCGTTCCAGATGCGAGTGCGACAGTGTTTCCCGGCATATGTGGCGGGCCGATGCGTGCTCCTGGGGACTGGCCGACAGGAGCTGGCTGACGAATGTGAGCAGCGTGCTGACAAGAGCACTGCTATGGCGGACGAGCTCCGTGAGCGACTGCTCGAGAAGTTCCCAAAGTGGAAGGATGCGTTTGCGGCTACACCTAGCGGGTACGACACCCGTGACAAGATGCACAAGCGACGGGATATTGTGCTGCACTTCTGGCGAACCTACCCCGAAGCAAAGGTGTGGTGCGATCAACACAACGCTTGTGATTACCTGCAGGATTACACGTGGGCTGCGCTGGGCTGAGCGCAGCTCTGAAACTTGTTGAACTGAGAGGAGCGTCGTGGGAGATCCACGAGATGGTTGGAGGCGTCGTTGCAAGCATATCAAGCGCGACGGCACCCAGTGCAAGCGCCCGCCACTAGCAGGCCTGGACGTGTGCTCTGCTCCTGGTCATGGTGGTAGCACGCCCAATGCTCGGAAGCGAGCTGCAGTAGCGCGTGTGGAAGCTAAGCTGGTGCAGAAGGGCTACGGCAACACCGACGTTGACAGAGGCCACGAAGGCGCGAACCCGATCAGTGGGCTGGCCTGGGAGCTGCGCCGTACTGCAGGCAACATCGTGTTCCTACAGGAGAAGCTTGCAGAGATGCGCGACGAGGACATTGTGTGGGGCCAGACCCTGGAGGAAACCAAGCTAAGCGCAGGCCATGGCAAGAACGACGAAAGCTATGGCCTCACCAGAGACGAAGCGCGTGTCAACCTTTGGGTGCAGCTGTTCCTGAAAGAGCGAACGCATTACGCCGGATTGTGCAAGCTGGGAATAGCAGCAGGATTCGAAGCCCAGCGTCAGCGCATCCTGGAAGAACAAGTGTTGAGCGTGAACGCTGTGCTGTCCAACATCATTGCTGCGCTAGGCCACGACCCCGACAAGCCGGAAGTGCGCGCTCTGGTACGCGACCAGCTTCTCGAGCTACTCCCTGTGCCTGTTGCCGACGGCTAGCTTGGGCGTAGGCGATGCCGAACTCCGGAACAACTGAACGGGCCTACCCCCGTTGTCGGCAACGGCATCCTAGGCCCATCTCGGCCCAGCACCGTAGGCTTGCGGCATGAGTGGCGACCCACTGTTCCGGGCGGTCCTAGACAGCTGGGACGACGATGTGGGCTACCGACGTAAGCCTGTTGAATGGGCGCGTGAGGTGGCCAACATTCGGCTGTGGTCAATGCAGGCCCAGATCATCGAGGCGTTACGTGACCACCGCTATGTGGCAGTGCATAGCTGCCACGACTCTGGCAAGACCCTGGGCGCAGCCATAGCTGGCGCCTGGTGGATCGACAGCCACCCTGTTGGCCAGGCGTTCCTGGTAAGCACCGCGCCAACACAGATGCAGGTCGGCTCGATCCTCTGGCGTGAGATCATCACCATCCATAACAGAGCTCAGCTGCAAGGCCGAATCAACAGGGCTGGCTATCCACGCTGGTTCGTTGGCAATCGCGAAGTTGGCTATGGGCGCAAGCCCAGCGAGTACGAGGCGTCTACATTCCAGGGTCTGCACGCCAAGTATCCATTAGTGGTGATCGACGAAGCTGGTGGTATCAGCAAGAAGCTGTACGACGACGTGGACACGCTGGTCACCAACGCCAACGGCAAGGTGCTGGCTATTGGGAACCCCGACGACCCGAGCTCGCACTTTGCGGAGGTGTGTGGCCAGGACACAGACTGGCACGTCATCCACATAGACGGGCTACGTACGCCCAACATCCGCCCAGAGATCGTGAAGAACTACCCGCTGCTGAGCGCGCTACTACAGGCAGAGGGCGTGCCCTACAGCGAAGAGCCAGTCACCAAAGAAGTACAGGACGCGCTACTGAACTGTGTGTGGATCGAAGAGCGGCTGCGTAGGTGGTGTGGGTTACGTATTGGCCAGCGTGAGCAGTTCGCCACGGAGGAGGAATGGCTGGAGTTTGTGCAGAGACGCGCAGCGAACAGCCCCATGTTCCTATCGAAGGTGCGTGGCGTGTTCGCTCCTGCCGCACAGGCCAACAAGGTGGTGCCCTTGGGATGGGTGGAGCTTGCTCAGGCGCGCTGGCGCGACTGGGACGCGGCTGGTAGGCCTGAACAGCCAGGCAGACGCATCAACGGCGTGGACCCAGCGCGCTTCGGCGAAGACGAATCGGTGATTGCGCCGCGCCAGGGCCATGTAAGCTTAGAGCTACACAAGTACGCGCATGCAGATACGATGGAGACGGCTAACAACGTCGCTGCGATCAGCCACATAGCACAGAGCCTCAACATCATCGACGACATTGGTGTAGGTGCTGGCGTTATCGACCGGCTGCGCGAGATGAAGTTCAACGGCGACATCCAGGCTGAGAGCGAACCATTCACCGCAAGCAAGAACTCTGGACGCATGGATGCGAGCGGTGAGTTCAAGTTCCGTAACGATCGAGCAGCAGCCTGGTGGCGTATGCGCGAACTGCTAGACCCGAGCCGAGGCAGCAAGGTGTGCCTGCCGCCGGACGATGACCTGAAGGTGGAGCTCACGAGCGTTGAGTATCAGGTGCGTACCGGTGGCATCATCACTGTTGAGACCAAGGAAGAGGTGAAACGACGCCTAGGTAGGAGCACAGACAGTGCTGATGCAGTTATCCAGAGCTACTGGGTGGACGGTGTGGCTGTGAATGCGGTGCCGGCAGACATACATGACATCAACGGACCGTCATGGGCCGAGCAGCAGGTAGCTCCGCCCGTAAGGTATGCGGGATATACACCCTGGGACTTCGATGAGGACGAAGTCTCTAACAGATGGGATCTGGTCAAGTGAGCGAAGGTGCAGCTGAGTCAAGCGAGCCCCAGGACGAGGAGAGCCTCGCTACGGCGTTGCGTTCCCTGGACAGTGGCACGCGACGGCTAGTAGGAGTGATGGAGCAGATCCTGCACGAGATCGCTCTGATGCGCCGCGCGCAGGAGAAGGCGCTTGTGGAGCTGCGACGTAGGAGCGTGTAATGACAACAATGAACGGCTACACGCCAGGCGAGACTGTTCTTGATGGAGCGCCTGACGACGATGTGGTCCGTGGTACCCAGTTCACGCAGCACGATGCGCTGTTCAGCAGCTGGCAGGACGGTCGCGTCCTGGACTACGCCGAGGAATGGCGCGCGCACGAGATGCGCGATATGCTGCGCCGTTATGCGCAGGGCCAGGTTGTGGAGAACGTGCTGACGCTGCCGCTCAATCAGCTGCGCTACTCCATCAAGCCAGACAAGGGCGACCGAGGCGAGTACGACTGGTTGTCAGAGAAGCTCGCGCTGCAGAGCAACCAGGGCGGCATGAAGACACCCATGGACTTGATCATCGGACAGATGACGAGCGCGGTCGTGTACAAGAAGGCGTACTTCGAGAAGGTGTTCGCCGTCATGGGCGATGGGCACTTCTACCACGAGGTTGGAATGCGCCCGGCGAGTACCTGCTCTCTGATACGCGACCCGGCCACAGCTGCGTTCGGGGGATTCGCGCAGGAGCCGGTGACACAGAAGCAGCAGGAGAAGTCCAAGGGTCTGCCGATCAGAATCGACCCCAAGTACGCATTCGTATATCTGCACAACATCAAGCGCGATCCGACCAATGGCACCTCCGACATGGAGATTGCGTACTGGTGCTACAAGACACAGCAAAAGGTGTTGTTCCTGTTCTTCAACTGGCTGGAGATGCTCAGCCAGGGCAAGACAATCGTGGAGGCTAGCGATCTCGGACGCGCTGTGCAGATCGCTGGCCAGGTACGACAGGCCAAGGGCGGCTCGGTCATCCCGATCGCAAACACTAGCGGCGCCAACCAAAAGGTGTACAACCTGGAGGCACAAGGCACCGTGGCGTCGCACTATATGGACGCGATCAACTACCTGGACCACTGCGCCAGCAAGAGCGTGCTGGCAGGGTTCGTTGATCTGACGGACGCGGCGAAGAGCGGCGGCAGCTGGGCGCTAAGCAAGGACGCCACCGACTTCTTCCTGATGTCGCGGCAGGCCATGGCCTGTGAGATGGCGTACTTCATCCAGAACTATCTGCTGCCCGATCCGATTATCTACAAGTTCGGCCGCGACGCTGCGGTGCCGACGTTCGAGTTCGCGCGCCTAGGCTCGAACGACATCGACCAGGCCGTCACGTTACTCAACACAACAATGCTGGCGCAGCCAGGCACAGTGCCGCTCGGACTTGTTGAGATCTTGGCACAGACCGTCGCTCCTGCCCTGGGCATGGACGTCGACAAGGTCGCAGCTGCCTTCCACGACGCACAGTTCAACAAGGAGCGCGAGCTCCGGCAGCAAGGAGCGCCAGCCGCTATGGCGCAGATGGCCGGAGTGGGACAACCAATCGCTATGGCAGCAAAGGCTGTACGTGGCGCCCAGAAGAAGGGAAGACCATGAGGAAGACCATCGCCGTACTGATTGTTTTGCTGTTGGCGATCAGTGTCGCACAGTTCGTCGCGCAGTCATCGGCCAGCGCAGGAGTCGCATCACACAAGTGTTGTGGCGTACCAGACCCGAACATTGTGCGGCAGTACCACCCCGACCAATGTATCGGATCGCCCAAGGCGTGCTACGACACATTCATCAACTATGGCACCACTGCCGACTCGGACTTCGCTGTGGACTCGGAGGCAGACTGGGAGCAGTCGTCGCAGGGCTACGAAGCTGGCACCGGTGGCCAGCTGCGCCCGTTCCGGCTAGCGCTGCAGTTCCGTAGCGGCTGTAACCTGTGGCTAGTCTTGTTCCAATGGATCAATGGGCACTGGGCCAACTTCAACGGAGACGACGGCTATCTGTGGCACACCAACCTAGGGTCGCATCTGACAGGCTGTACCTTGCGATTCAAGAGCGACGGCACATTCGGGATCTACGACGGTGGCGTGAAGCAGTGGGACGGCGTCGCCTATCACGACCTGGACGGCTTCCGCCATCATCAGCGCGAATGGGTCGAGTCTGAGACCGACTCTGCTCTGGTGTACGCCTTCAACGGTCCGGACGGGCAGAGCAATTCGAAGCAGGTTTGGTGCAGAGGCTACGGCTGCTGACATGCGCACAGCCAAAGTCTTAGCCACTGCGCTCCTGCTTGCACCGATGCTGTTCGCTATACCCGCACAAGCCAAGCGTGGTTACCCGGAACCACCCGTGCACCGCGAGTATTACGACTGCTCCACGATCTATTACGACCGGACGTGTTGGCGCAACGTGTTCGTATTCGGCAAGACGCAGGTGCCGTACTGGATCGACTCTGAGGCGCAGTGGCACGCCACCGCGCAGTGGACATTTGACGACTGCGACCAGATTTTCGATAAGTGCGGGCAGAAGGTGCAGCTTCAATTCCGCCGCAACTGCAATCTGTACCTGGTGTTGTACTACCAGACGCAGCGCAAGTACTGGCGATTGCAGGAAACGTTGTGGAAGTCGCGTGAGCATCGCGTCAATCATGGCTGCAAGTTGCAGTTCACCGACCGCAATCGTATGGAGATCACCCACAAGGGCAACATCATGTGGGAGGCGCCGATGTTCGACACCGGTCCTAGGCCGATGCGGTTCAACTTGCGTTTGGACGACAACGGCCCGCGCATCACCTTGTCCTACGCGGCCGAGGAACCCTACGAACACTGGGCTATCAAGTGGTGTCGAGGAGTGTGTCACTGATGGGATATTCACCAGATAGCCTGCAGCGGCTGTTCGATCTGGTCAAGGCCGAGATTCCGAGCGTGCTGCTTGGCGGTATCTACGGCACCAAACCTGGCTACCACAACTGCCGGGCGAACCTGCCGTCGAGCGACTACAGCGTGCAGCGCCCGGACGACAAGCTCGGCGACCCGCAGAGTGGCGGAGCTATCGACCTGACCTTCCCCGACAACGCCGACCAGCGGCTCCTGACCCGCCGAATGGTGGATGCGATAAAGCGCGGTGACAAGCGCATGTGGGTACTGCGCGAGTTTGGCAGCACACTCGACGGCGTGAACGTGTATGCCCTGGACGTACGCGATAGCTGGCCGCCTGGTGACTTGCGACAGGTGGTCTTCGACAAGACACACCTTTGGCACATCCATCTATCGTTCTACCGCAAGACCGTAACCGAGGAACGGGCGACACGAGGCGTGGCCGAAGTGCTGCTCGGGCAAGAACCAGGAGAGGACGACATGAGTCCAGAAGAGACCGAGAAGTTGATCGCACAGGCGCTGCGCGCATACCACCTGGGTGGTGATGCGGGACCGTTCACCGAGACGAAGTATCCAAACTGGCTCAACGATGAGGGTAGCGGTGTCGGAGACCGGCTGCGACGCCTGGAAAAGGACGACGCGCCTCCGATCAGACGCCAGCATCCGAATCCAAAGCCGAAGCGATGAAGGCCAAGCGCAAGGTTCGTAGCTGGTGGCGTAACAGCATCACCGGGCGCTTCTCCAGCAAGCGATGGGCTATCAAGCACCCGCGCATATCCGAGCACGAGCGGCAGTCGAAGCACAGCCGATGAGCGAGCCCACATATACCCTGGAGCAGGCCAAGGCCGA